GGAGCTGCTGAAGAACATTGAGGTGCCCTACTTGCAGGAGAACGACGCCAAGAACACGGGCATCGTCTACTTCCACAGCAAGGACAACCCTTGGTCTGGGTATGAGAGCATTGCCGAGCAGTGTCGGGCCAAGGGGGACGACGCCTACACGCTGACGGCGGCCTACGGGGTGCCCACCAAGACGCTTACAACACGCTTTCCGGGCTTCTCCATCGACGTCAACGTCATCGACCCGGAAAAGATACCCAAGAAGGACACCACCCACTATATGGTGTTGGACCCGGCGGGGCGGAAGAATTGGTTTATGTGCTGGATTGTGGTCGATCCCAGCGACACTTGGTACGTGGTGGCCGAGTGGCCGGACGTCAACGTGGGGGAATGGGCCGAGATGAGGGGCGGGAAGTGGATGCACGGCCCCGGGGCCAAGGGTTTGGGGTATGGGATAGGCGACTATGTGGCCCTGATTGGCCAGATTGAGCAGGATGCGGGGCTCAAGCCCTTGGAACGGCTCATCGACCCCCGTCTGGGTGCCCAAAAGTACCAGACGCAGAACGGGGCGTCGTCCATCATTGAGGATTTGAGCGACAATGGCCTCGTTTTTGTGCCTGCCCCGGGGTTGGACATCGAGGATGGCCTGCAAGCGCTGCAAACCAAGATGGCCTACGACCGCAAGAAGCCGATGGACAGCGTAAATCGGCCCCGCATCTACATCAGCAACCGCTGTCAGAACATCATCACGGCCATTCAGGAATACACGGCTGATGGTGGGCTGGACGAGGCGTGGAAGGACCCTGTGGACGTCCTCCGGTATGCTGCCATAGCCGACATCCGCCACATTTCACCCGGCCAGATGGCCATTACACGCCCCAAGAATGCATTCTACTGACCTAGTGTCCTTCAAGGACCTCGCCAATGAGCTGAAGATCACCCGCTTCCAGCTTGCCCGCATCCGGGATGAGAAGCTGGCCGACGATGAGCACGGCATCATCGACGGGAAGCACTGGTTCACCCGGGCTGGGGCGGAGAAGGTGAGGCTTGCGGTGGCTGTGCCGCTGGCGGTGCCCAAGCGCATCCGTGTCCGGGCCGTCAAGGCTGCCCCCAACCCCCATTGGATTTATTGCATCCCTGAAGTGGGGCTGGGGGACAAGGTGTTGGTGGCCGTCAAACCAAGCTGGTGTGATAGGCTTGTGGGCAAACTCATCAACGTAGACGTCATCGAGGACGCCAACGGTGGAAAAACATACCGACACGAAGCTCTTGGCGGGCGTTGACCCGACCCTCAATCCGGCGTGGCAAGCCGAGCAGATGGACCGTCTGCTGGGCTTTGAAATCCTCACGCGGACCCTGAACGCCTGCTACCAGCCGATGGCCCCCGAGCTTCTGGCCGACAAGGTGGGCGCCAATAAGTCATTCAGCAACAAAATCATCGTCGGCCTTCAGCGCAAGCTACTCCCCAAGGAATGAAAACCAACAACACCGAGGCACTCACCTACGTCGGCAAGCAGCCTGACGTCCTTGCGCTCAAAACCGCCTACGACCGCACGGTGAATGACTTGGCTTGGTATCTTAGCTCCACCCGTGACAGCTTTGACTACCGCCGTTGCATCTGGCCCAACAAGGCCAAGGACCTCCGCAAGTGGGGACCCGACGCCTTCCCGTTTGAAGGGGCGTCGGACACGGAAGTGCCCCTCATCAACAACTTTATCAACACTTACGTTGCGCTGTGTATGTCGGCGCTCTCGCGGGCGAACGTAAGGGCCTACCCGGTGGAGCTGGGCGACCTCGGGCGGGCGCGGGTGACCTCGGCCTTCCTAAAGTGGATGGTGAGCAGCTACATCCCCGACTTCAAGCGGCAGATGGAGCTGGGGGCCAACTACCTGTTTGAGCGTGGGATTATGGTGACTTACGTCGGCTGGCGCAAGGAGGACCGCACGTTTATGCAGCGGCTCGATTTGCAGCAGATTGCGCAGATGAGCCCGGATATGGCTTCCCTCATCATTGAGGGGAAGGCCGACGATCAGATTGCCACCCTGTTCACTCAGCAGTTTAAGGGGGTGACGCTGAAGAAGGCCAAGGTGGCGGTGAAGAAGCTGCGGGACACGGGCAGCGCGGAGTTGTCGGTGGTGCGGCAGTCGATCAACAATCCCTGCACGATGGCCTGTGCGCCTGACGGGGACGTCTTCTTCCCGGCCTACACCACCGACTACCAGAAGGCCCCCTACTGCTTCCTGCGCGTCCTGCACACGGCGCAGGAGCTGCACAACAAGGTGGCGACGGAGGGCTGGGACGCCGATTGGGTGGACTACGTGACGTCCACGCAGCCTGTCAGCATCGACCTCACCGACCCGCGCACCAACACGCAGACCAACCGCTCGGCGCAGGAGATGACCAACGAGTTGTACGAGGTCATCTATGCCTACCAACGGATGGTGGACAAGGAGGAGAACGCGCAGGGCATCTATTGCACGGTGTTCCACCAGCGCTACACGGGCCGGACGGACGAGCCCAAATACGCCAAGTTTGAGCTGATGAACGGCTACGACGACTACCCGTTCGTGGTCACCAAGCTGTTTGAGGACAACAAGCGCCTGTACGAGCTGGCTACGGTGCCTGAACAGCTCATCGGCCTTCAGTGGCAGATTAAGGGAGAGCGCGACAGCCGTTCCGACCGGAACAGTATGGCGACCATCCCTCCCCTGCTCTACCCGGTGACGGGTCAGCCGCCCACCGGCTACGGTCCGGCGGCCCGCATCCCCTACCGCCGGATGGGCGAGATTCAGTTTGGTCCGACGCCCCCGTTCAATCCCGGCTCCGTGGAGCTGGAGAACACGATGATGCAGCAGGCCAACACCATTATGGGGTTGGACCACGAAAACCCGATGAGCCGCATCCGTCAGCAGCACTTCGTGGACAAGTTTTTGGCCCACGTTCGGGACGTCATCCGCTTGGCCTTCAAGTGCTATCAGCGCTTCGGCCCGTAGGAGGTGTTCTTCCGCGTCACGGGCGTGTCCGATCCGCAGCGGTTCTCCCGGGGTGACCCGAATGAGAACTTCGACATCGTGGTCAACTACGACGTTCTGTCCGCCGACCCGGAGAATCTGGAGACGCAGCTCAACCAGTTTGTCAGCCTCGTCCAGTTTGACCGCAACGGGCGCATCAATATGGACCGCCTGCTGGAGGTGATGGCCTCGTCCATCAACCCGGTGCTGGCGGATGCCGTGCTCCAGCCTGCCGAGGAGTCGCAGCAGCAGATTGTGAAGCAGGTGACGGACGACCTGTCCAAAATCTACGCGGGCATCGAGGTGGGAGCTCGTCCCAACGGGGCTCAGGTGGCGATGCAAACCATCCAGCAGTACACCCAGCAACCCGACGTTATGCAGCGCCTACAGCAGGACGAGGCGTTCCGTGGGCGTCTGGAGAAGTATTTGCAGCAATACCAGTTCCAGATGCAGCAGATGCAGAACGCCCAGATTGGGCGGATTGGCACTGCCCCTGCCCAGATGGGCGAGGTTCAGACGCAGGGCCTCACTGCCTGAGCGAGGCCCATTTGGCCTTCAGCTCCTTGTAGTTGGCCCCGCCAAGTACGTCGTCGAGGGCGCAGATGCGCCCGGCGATCTGCTGCACGCTGTCCGTGGAGCGGTCGTGAAGCTGGCCAATCCAGCCCTCACGCTGGGCTTGGACGTCCTCCAAGAAGGCAAGGAAGTCCTCATTGTTGTGGAGACGCTCAAGGCTCTTGGGGTCCATACCCTAATTGACTGTTCTGACGATTTTGGGTCAAGCAGCAAAATGGTGTGGTAGCATCCCGCTCAATTCGCAGTCGCCAAGGCGCAAAGATGGCGGGATCACCTATGTCAGAAGTCGTTACGTCCAACGCGGCAGACGCTAAACCAGCCGTGGAAAACAAGCCAACTTCGGATGCCGCCTTCCTGTCGGCCCGAATTGCCAAACTGAGCGGCAAGCCCGCGCAGGTTGAACCGGCTCCTACCGGGCAGGTTGAGGAGAAGGTGGAAGCGCCCAAGGAGGGCACCACCGACGCCGAAGCCACGCCCCCCAAGGAGGTTCTTTCAAAGGACATCGAGGACCTTACGGACGAGGAGATTTCCGAGCTTGCCCAGAAGGGCAAGAGCGGGCTGCTCAAGCGAATTGCCGAGCTCACGGCCAAGCGCAAGCTTGCCGAGGAGAAGGCAGCCGCTCTGGAACTTGCCATCGTGCAGGCCAGACAGCAGCTCCCTGAAGCCAAGGTTGAGGACAACCCCTACGAGTCGATTGCCACCGTCGAAGAGCTGCAAAAGCAGAAGGAAGAGGTGGACAGTTTCGTCGAGTCGGCGGAGGACATCCTCTTCAAGGCTGAGGACCTTGGTAGCGATGAAGTCGTCTACACCAGTGACGACGGCAAAGCCTACACCAAGATGCAGATGCGGGAAATGCTCCGCAACGCCCGACGTCGCCAGACCAAATACATCCCTGCTCAGTGGAAGGAACTCCAGAACAGGGCGCAGCGGTCGGCGATGGAGGAGCAGTTCAAGGCTCTGGCCAAGAACGAGTTGCCGTGGATGGCTGGCGAGGACAATGACACTCGCAAGCGCTACGAAGCTATGGTGAGCGACCCCCGCCTCAAGCGGGCGAAGGAGCTGGTCCCCGAGATTGCCCCGCAGATTGAATACTTGGTGGCCCACGCCGCCAACTCGATCTACGGGCGGCGCACGCTGGAGATGGACGCCAAGCCGAAGTCCCCCGCGTTGTCGCCTCCGTCCACCCCGTCCCAAGTTGCTGCGGCCTCCGACCGGCCTGAAAACCGGATGGACCGCCAACTGAAGGACATTGAAAGCCGGTTTAAGCAAACTGGAAGCCCCAACGACTTCATTGCCCTCCGCGCAGCACAAATCTCCAAACGCAGTAAACAATAATCAGTTATGTCGTTCTCCGCTACCTACGATACCACCTCCCCCGGCGCGGCGGCCCTCAACCGTGAGGACCTGCACGATGCCATCAACACGCTTGCGCCCTCGGACACCCCGTTCCTGAGCGCGGCTGACAAGTTCAAGTGCAACGCCACCTTCGTTGAGTGGGGCGTTGACAAGCTCGCCTCGCCCGTCTCCGACGCGGTGAGCGAGGGTGCTGACGTCACCGACTTCGACGACAAGTTTGAGTCGGTTGCCCGTCTCGGCAACTACATCCACAAGCGCCGCCGGTCCTTCCGCGTCAGCGACTTCCAGCAGGCCGTCTCCTCGGTTGGCCCGCAGGACATCGCCCGTGCGGAGATGAAGGCCGTCAAGGAACTGAAGCGCGACGTCGAGAAGACCCTTCTCGGCACGCAGGGCCGCGCCGCCGAGACCGGTGGTGGCGTCGCCTACCCGATGCGTGGCTTCGGTGACTGGATTGCCTCCGCCGGTCCGGCGGACGTCCCCGCCGACTACCGCACCCCGGCTGGTTCCATCCACGCCTCGGGCACCTTCAACGAGACGGTGCTGAACAACCTCATCACCTCCGTCTACCGGCAGAACGGCGCGACCAACTCGCTGACGCTGCTGGCTGACACGGCCCTCCGCCGGGTGGTGACCGACTTCGCCCGCGCTGACACGACCAGCGGTGCGCTGCGGCAGTACAATGCCGACAGCTCGTCCGGTCTCATCAAGCTGGCGGTTGGTCAGTATCAGTCCGACCACGGCATCATCACCATCGTGGATATGAACCCGGACTGCGCCCCGGACACCACGAACAAGGACACGGGCTACCTCATCAACCCCGACTTCTACGCGGTGGGTGAGCTCATCCCGCTCGGCTCCACCCGCCTGCCCAATCTGGGTGGTGGTGAGCGTGGCTACGTCGATTGGACCGGCACCCTCAAGGTGGCGCATCCGGCGGCGCACGGCAAGATCACGGTCCTCAGCTAACCCCAAACCAAGGAGGAATCCAATATGGCCAAAGTAACTGTTAATGAGTCGGGCGTCTTCACCGATGTCGTCCGTCTGGACCACAACGACCTGAAGGAAATCGGCAACGGCGGCACCCGCATCATTGCGCAGATTCCTGCGCACGGCGCGGTGGAGCTCGTCGGCATTGCCAAGACGGTGGCGGTTTCGGGCACCACGACGCTGGTGCTCGACGTCGGCACCACGCTGGCCGACCCGGACGAGTTCATCAACGGCCTCGACGCCGACGCGATGACCAACCCGGTGTTCAACACGGGCGACCAGTATACCGCTGGCACCGCGACGAACACCTCCGGTCTGTCGCAGGCGGTGAAGCAGGGTGCGTCTGCTCAGGACGTCTACATCAAGGTGACGGATTCGGCCATCGCGTCCATCACCGCTGGTGAGTTCGTCATCGGCCTGCGCATCATCGACCTCGCCAAGTTCAGCTAACAGCCCGCAAGGCTGCTACAATGGGGCTCCTCCACTGGGGGAGCCCTTTTTTTATGCACATCATCACCAAGCTGCCCGGGGAGGGAGCTGTTAAGGATGCCCTGATTCGTGAGATTCGCACCGGCTTTGAGCTGGTGAAGGTAGCGGAGAAGAAGGAGGAGGTGCTGGCTGCGCACGAAGCCAAGAAGTGGAAGGGGCACAAGACCATCCCCGGGCTGGGTAAGGCGGTGGCCTTCTACCCTGCCGATGAGTATTTCCGGCTTATCCACAAGTTTGGGCGGCAGGAGGTGAACAGCAAGGAGTTCATCCGCTATCATCAGAAGAAGTTTCCCCATCTGGCTCCCAACCGCATCTGATGCAAACCGACACCTTCAGCAACCTCCTCACCCTCACCAAGGGCCTCACCGGGAACACGGCGTTCACGGCGGAGGAGCAGGTGCTGGTGTCGGCGTTCATCAACCGGAGGCTGTACAACGCCTACCGGCGCAACCAGCACTGGCCCCGGTATTTGGTGACTGGGGAGGCTCGGGCCATCTCCGCCGGGGTGGTGCCTTTCACGCAAGCCACTCTCAACCCGATAGATACGTTCCTGCGCATCTACAATGAAACGCCCTATGGCACCTACTCGGTGCCTGAATTGACGTTCTACGTGACGGCCAACGGGGCGGCGCTGGTGTCCCCGCCGGATGACGTCACGACGGTGTACGTGGACTACAAGAAGCGGTGGGACGGGGACTACAACACCACCACCAACACGCAGGTGCCGCAGGAGTTCTTCCAATACGCCGCCCACGGGGCCTTTGCCGACTTCCTGCGGTATGATGGGCAGAATGAGAAGGCTGCGGCTGAGGATGCCTACGCCGAGTCGCTGCTTGTGCTAGAATTGGAGAACGTGATGAACCAGCGCAACTTCAACACTGTGGGGAAGCGCATTCGGTCGCATAGCTCCACGCAGTCTCGCCACTCAACCATTCGCTAATATGGCCAACGCCCGCATCGTCAACACCCCGTCCCAGGCTATTCCCCAGAATAGCGCGACGCACGCCCAGAACACCGTTAGCTCTGCTGCGGAGGCTGTGGTGGACTTCACCTTGGCTGCTGGCACCACCCACGTCCTTGTGCAGTTCAACAACGCGGATGCGCGGGTGACGTTCGACGGGAGCAGCCCGACTGCGACCAAGGGGTTTGTCTATCCCAATGGGGCGTCGGCCTATTGGACCCGGCAGATGGCGATTGCCGCGAAGGCCATCCGCAAGGACTCGACTGACGTGGTGGTGGAGATTCAGGAGCTTAACTACCTGTGACGGTATTTGAGACGGCGCTTCTGTCCAAGACGGACAACCTCTACCGTGGGTTTACGCCTGCGGCGGTGGATCGTGCGTTCTGGTCGGACACGCTTAACAGCGTCCCGTACATCAATAGGCCCGACGTTCAGTTTACGCTCATCACTTCCAGCGGAGATCGTTTGGTAGATAGCGCCGCCAATCCCTTCATAGCCCTCACCTAATATGGCCGACATTCGCATCAAGGACCTTACGACGACGGCCTCCAGTACGGCCTCTGACGACTTCATTGCCGTAGACGGGACGACGAACGGCACGCGGAAGCTGAATGCCTTCAGCCCCACGTTTGGCGGCAACGCCACGGTGACGGGGACGCTGACGGCCAATGGCCTGCTTACGGCTGCGGCAACGACCTCCTTGGATGGTTTGCCCACGGCTGCGATTTTTGGTGCAACCAAACGTATTGCGATTGGGTACAACACTAGCGGCGACTACGGTTTCATTGCATCTGCGGATTCTGGCACTACGTGGAAAGAGCTTCATCTGAATCCGTCCGGCGGGCTTGTGAAGGTGCCTTCCACGTCCGCCTCCACCACCACCTCTACCGGCGCGCTGGTGGTCGGCAACGGGACGAGCGGCGGGCTGGGGGTGGGGGGTAGCATCGTCGCGGGCGGCAACATCACGTTGAGCGGCACCGTTGGTATTGGGACTGCTGCTAGTGGGGATATTGGATTGCGGGTCCAATCTACGCTTTCGGTGGGGACTAATCAGTACGGCTTTTATTCGTACCCAACCGTCAACGCGGCGACGGTAGATGGCGGGTTTTTTGGTGTTGCTGCAGCGGCATCCTCCTCTGTTGGCAGTGCGTTTTCTTTGCGGGCTTACACTCCGACGCTTAACGCTGGAGCGGCAATCTCTACCATCTTCGGTCTCAAAGTTGAAAATCACGGAGCGGCTGGTGTAACTAACGCTTACGGCATTGATATTTCCGCGCAGTCTGGAGCCTCTAGCACCAATGTCGGTCTCCGTAATGCGGGAACGACGCTACTGACCAATTCCACCGCCTCCACGTCCACCTCCAGCGGTGCGCTGGTGGTGAGCGGGGGCGTGGGGGTGGCGGGGGCGATCTATGCGGGTGGTTATGCATCCACCGCGTCTCACGCTCGCATTGGCGCTAGTGGCTCGGTGGTTGCTCTTAGTGCCGCGAACAACGTCGATTCTGGTTTGCCCGCAGCTTGGAATGGCAACTACGGCCTCGGAGTCTATTACTCGGCGGCGTCAACCAACACCATTCTGATTGGTGACGGTTCGGCGGGGACTACGATCTTTGCCACGCGCACGGGTTCGGCAAACACCTCACGCATCACCATCGACAACACGAACGGGAATACCACGTTTGCTGGCGCCATTTCCATCGGGAACACCGTCAACACCGTTAGTCCTACGAGCCCCAACCGCACCATCACGATGGTAATCGGCGGTACCACTTACTACCTCGCAGCCAAAACCACCAACGACTAATCTCCTATGAATACCATCATCAATGTGCAGCCCGTGTCTGTCTGGACCCCGACCGGCACCAAGTCCGCGACCAAGTTCACGGCCCGCTACGTCAACTATCAGGGTGGCCCCGCCGTTGCCGACTGCGTCCTCCTCGACGCTGCCGGTGCGGAAGTGAGCGCCCAACTGGTCAATGCCACCGAGGCTCAGACCGCCACTTGGACCACCGACGAGGCGTTCTACAAAGTTCTTGCCCAGAATGCGGGTTTGTCCCCTGTTTAAGGGATGGACCCTAAGCAGGCTCTGAACATCCTCAGTCAGGTGGCCGTCCAATTTCGCGGCACCCGTCAAGATCACGAGCTTCTGGAGCAGGCCCTTAACGCCCTCCAGAAGCTGGTTGAACCGTCCGTCCAAAAGCCCGAATCCGACTAACTATGAACCCGTCAATCATCGCCTCCATCGTTCGTCACCTTCTGGGCATTGCTTCCGGCTGGCTCCTTGCCAAGGGCATTGAGCTGGACGCAGGGGCCATTGAGACCATCGCAGGGGCTCTGGGAAGCCTCGGAGCCCTCGGGTGGTCTCTCTGGTCCAAGCGGCCTGCCAAAGTGGCTTAAACGCCAAGGAAAGGCTGTTTCCGGGCATAGGGTAGAATAGCCCCTATGCCCGCCATCACCAAAGAGACGTTAGTCCGCGACCTGAAGGATGGGTGGTCGCTGGAGGACATTGGGCGTGGAATGGGCTGGAAGCCTATTCCACCCTTCAAGCGGGGCACCACGCAGGTGCTTGGGCACGACGGACGCTGGCGGGCTGGCGGGGCCGTATCCGGGGCTTGGGACCTGTCGGAGGGCACCAGCGATGGCATCCTGTCCGTGTTTGATTTGGACGCCGGGAGCAGTACCACCGTGTACACTGCTTCCACTGTAGACCTCGATCCGGGCACCTCAGTATGAGCACTCCTGCAATTCTCCGTCACCGTAGGGACACCGCCGCCAACTGGACTTCCAACAACCCTGTTCTGGAGGCTGGGCAGATTGGGTACGAAACCGACACACTCAAGCACAAGTGGGGTGATGGCGTAACGGCGTGGAACAGCCTGTCCTACGCCTCTGGCGGCACGGGTGGGGTGACGGACGGGGACAAGGGTGACATCACCGTCAGCTCCTCGGGAGCAGTCTGGACGGTGGACAACGACGCCATCACGTATGCCAAGATGCAGAACGTGTCGGCGGCCAGCAAGCTGCTAGGGCGTGGATCGGCGGCAGGGGCCGGGGATGTACAGGAGCTGACGCTTGGCACCAACCTGTCGATGTCTGGCACCACCCTCAATGCATCCAGTGGCATTGGTGGCACCACGGGCAGCACGGACAACGCCATCATCCGGGCGGATGGTACGGGCGGGTCCACGGTGCAGAGCAGCCTCACCAGCATTGACGACGACGGCAAGCTGACGGCTGACGCCTTCCACTTTGACACGGCCCCCGCCTCTTCGGTGGCGCAGGGCGTGATGGTGTGGGACAGCACGGAGAGCGCCCCCAAGCTTGGATTCAACGCCAACGTGTCCGCCCATCTGGGGGTGGACCTGCACGTACAGATTTACAACCAGACAGGCTCCACCCTCACCAAGGGGCAGGTGGTGCGGCAGAGTGGATCGTCCGGCACCAAGCTCAAGGTGGACTTGGCGCAGGCGGATGGTGACCCCAACTCGGCCACCACCATTGGCGTGGTGGCGGAGAGCATCAGCAACAACAGCTCCGGGTTCATCATCACCTCTGGTTTGCTGAAGCCGCTGGACACCAATGCCTTCAATGAGGGCGATGTGCTGTGGCTGTCGGCCACCACCCCGGGCGCCATCACCAATGTACGTCCGACGCAGCCCAATCACGGGGTGCGCATCGGGTATTGCATCAAGAAGGCTGGCTCCGCTGACGGCATCATCTACGTCGATGTCCTGAACGGCTTTGAGCTGGAGGAGCTGCACGACGTCCTGCTGACGTCCCCGGTGAACAACTCGTTCTTGGTGTACGAGAGTTCCACCGGCCTCTGGAAGAACGAGGCCCCGGCGGATGCCCGCACTTCCCTTGGACTTGGCACCTTGGCCACCCAGAGCGGGACGTTTAGCGGCACCAGCAGCGGCACCAATACGGGCGACCAAACAATCACCCTCACGGGGGACGTCACTGGTTCTGGCACCGGGTCATTTGCCGCCACCATTGCCAATGGGGCTGTAAGCACGGCAAAAATGGGCGGAGATGTCACAACGGCGGGCAAGGCCCTGTTGGACGATGCGGACGCGGCGGCGCAGCGCACCACACTTGGGCTTGGCACGCTGGCCACCCAGAGCGGAACCTTCAGCGGCACCTCGTCTGGCACCAACACCGGGGACCAAACCATCTCCCTGACGGGGGATGTCACCGGCAGCGGCACGGGATCGTTTGCTGCCACCATCGCCAACGACGCTGTGACGTATGCGAAGATGCAGAACATCTCTGCGACCAGCCGGGTGCTTGGGCGGAAAACGGCAGCGGCTGGCGACACTGAGGAATGCACGCTGTCGGAGGTGCTGGACTTCGTGGGGTCAGCCGCGCAGGGCGACCTCCTGTATCGGGGCGCTTCCACTTGGACGCGACTGGCGGCTGGCACCAGCGGGCATTATCTCAAGACGCTGGGCAGCGGGGCCAATCCAGAGTGGGCTGCGGTGAGTGCTTCTGGAGGTGGATCAACCAATGTCTGGATTCCGGCTTCCGCTTGGATTCCCCGCACCACTTCTGGCTGTGGCGTCAACTCCCTAGAGGCGTCCACCAACAAGGTGAACTACGACGTGCTGGAGTTTGATGCTGCGGCCATCGAGTACGCGCAGGCGATGGTCATTATGCCGAATAACTGGAACGCCGGGACGGTGACGGCTAAGTTCCATTGGACGGCAGCTTCCGGTTCGGGGGATGTGGTGTGGCAGCTCTCCGGGCGGGCTTACGCCAATGACGATGCCATTGACCAAGCTACCGGCACGGCACAGACGGCAACCGACACCCTGACGGCGGCTAACGACGTGGACATCTCCCCGGCCACCTCTGCCATCACCTTGGCAGGTACGGCTGCCAATGGGAACCCCATCGTCTACGAACTTAGCCGCAAGGCTACGGATGCTGGCGACACCCTCGCCGTGGACGCCCGCCTCCTCGGCGTCGAAATCTCCTACACGTCGAGCTGATGAGGGCGCGGCAGAGACATCTGAACGCTGGGCACGCCGGGGCGATGTTCGTCCTAGATGCGAGATTCATTGACCAGTCAGACAATACGGCAGTTAGTACTTGGTCGGATCGCAGCGGTAATGGCTACGATGTATCGCAGACCACCGGAGCCAATCAACCTACCCTTCAGACACAAGAACAAGGTGGCAGTTCTATTGTTAGATTCGACGGATCTAATGATTTTCTTCAACGATCAGACACCGGATTTCCAACTGGCGATTTGACCATTGTCGGTTGCCATAAGCAAAATACCACCCTGTCTAATTTTACGGGGGCTATGGTTTTCCATTATGGTGCCGCTAGCATAGGTTCGGCAGTTTTTTACTTTTATCGCACGGATGCAAATATGCCGAATAGCTCATTCGGTATCTCTCAATATGGTGATGCAGTTGGAATTCAAAATTCAACTGGGTCGTTCATTGTTGGAAGCATTTACCGGTCTGGCACAAGTTATTATGTCCGTCGAAACGGGGGAAGTGCGGCAACAAAAACGATGACAACTAATACTTCGCTTTACGGAACAAATGGGTTTCGAGTTGGGCAAGGAAACCCCGGAGTTGCAGGAAGTTTTCTAAATGGAGACATAGGGTCAGTTATTGTTTTTGCTTCAAATTTAAGCGACAGTCTGCGGCGTAGATTCGAGCTGCAATTTGGATTAACTTGGAAAATCGCCTGCTCGTAATGACGACTTACCTCACCCTCGACTGCGCGCTCCGCGCCGAAACCGACCCGTCCGCCATCGCCAATCTGGAGCGCAAAGGCTGGGTTGTCACCGTCCCGCCGAGCTACGACCCGGCCACCGAGCAGCCGCCCGTCTGGGAGAACTGCGGCTGGGTGGTGAAGCCAATCCCGCCTCCCGCGCCCTACCGCGTGAGCAAGGACACCATCACCAGCCGCGTGCTGGACGCCGGCAAGCTACCGGACCTGATGACGCTCATCGACGGCCTGCCGCCTGAGCAGCAGTTTCTTTGGACCAACTATGCGTGGTTCTGGAACAACAACCAGACTGTCATTGCGATGTGCGCGCAGCTTGGGCTTGATCCGGCAGTCATCCTAGCCCCGGACCCCTACCTGACGTGACCAGCCTTGTCGGCCTAGTCCTAGCCCTCTCCAAGGCCATTCCCTTCCTCAATAGGCTCTTGGATGCGGTGCAGGAGGCCCGGCTACTATCCACCCACAATGCCATCGACCAAGCCATCCAGAACGCCCGTAATGGCCCTCCTGTGTGCCCTTATGGGGCTTGCCCTCTGCGGGTGCGGAACAACCCCCAAGGTGGAGCGGCTGCTCCAGCACCCTGAGTTTCCAGCAGCGGCCCAGTTTGCCCCGCACTTCACAGCCGAGGCCCTGAAGACCATTGCCGACTATGAGCGCAAATCGTGGTAAACTGTTTCAGATGCTCCACCCTAGGGACATTCTTGCCGCCAGCACGCCAGTTGCTGCGTCCATCACGCTCACCCAGATCAATCAGGTGGCTGGCCTCATTGGCACTGTGCTTGGCATCCTCTACCTCATTTGGAAGTGGCACCGGGAGGCCAGCAAATGAAGAAGAGCAAGGCGGAGATGCCGTGCAACCAGCCGATGAAGAGCTGGAGGCCGGGGAAGAAGAAGGTGGTGAAGGCGTGTCAGGGTGGACAGGAGCGGATTGTCCATTTCGGTGACAGCAGTATGCAGGACTACACCCAGCATCGGAGCAAGGATCGTCGGGCGTCTTATTGCGCCCGCTCTGGTGGCATCAAGGGCAAGGACAACAAGCTCTCAGCCAACTACTGGGCTCGTCGCGTTCTGTGGTCCTGCTAGCCGCCTCCCCTAGCGGGGAGGTGGAGGGGAACTCCAACTTCAGTCAATCCAATTCCTATGAGCAAATCAGGTGAACGGTACAAGACCAAGAAGGGCAAGATGATGCACGAGAAGCGGGAGGGCAAGAGGGAGCAGATGATGGAATACGGCGGGATGCGTAAGGGCGACTATTCCTCCAAGCGCAAGAGCTGTTCCTGAAGAGCTAGGCGTGGTAGGATAGGGGTATGCCGCTCCTATCCACCACTGGCGCAGCCGGGGCCAGAGCCTTCGGGCTGTTCGGCACGCAGCTTGCCGTGGCCCCATTCATTGTGGCCACAGGTGGCACCGTCTACGTTGACCCCACCAACGCGGACTACAAGATTCACCAGTTTACGGCGTCTGACAACTTTGTCATCACGGCCTGTCCGACTTCGGCAACGATTGAGTTGATGATGGTTGCTGGTGGCGGTGGTGGACGGTTTGGCGGTGGCGGAGCTGGTGGCTACATTTGGAGGCCGTCGTTCTCGGTTGGTCTGGGCACCTATTCCGTGTCCGTTGGCTCTGGTGGCGCTGCTGGTGGCTCCAACGGTGGGGACACTACCTTTGGTGGTCTGACAGCCATTGGCGGTGGTGGCGGCGGAGAGGCCGCTGGCGGCTCTGGCGGTGGTGGTGTGGATAGCAACGGCGCTGCTGGGCTTCAGCCCACCTCCTCTAGTGGTGGCTTTGGTAACAAGGGCGGCAACTGGACGGCCTTCGGCTACGATGGTGCTGGCGGTGGTGCCGGTGGGGCTGGTGGTGACGGGAGTTACCCAATCGGGGGGGCCGGTCGTACCGCTGACATCATTAGTTCAACGGGTTCCTATGCCACGTTTGCGGCTGGCGGATATGGCAACCAGAACTCCGTGTCGTTTGCCCTTCCCAGCGCCGTGTCCAATTCGGGCAATGGCGGCTGGGGCGGTGGCTACAGCAGCATCTTGTTCGGCGCCGGTCAGGCTGGCATCGTCCGCATCCGCTACAAGTTTCAATAATGCCTAGGTATTCCAAATACGGGACGCTGGACACGGTGGTTGCCGATGAGGGCGACGTCGGCTTCGTCAGCTTCAACAACCGGAAGCGGCCCGACCAGCTTGCCCGGGGGGAGCTGGCCCAGTCGCTCAACGGGCGGATGGACCTTGAGGCTGCTTGGCAGGTGCGCAAGGGGTTGGACAGTTTCGGTCCGACGTTAACCGCCAACACCGAGTCCATCCGTCTGGTGGACCCTCCGGTGTGGAAGCTGTATGGGACTGTGAGCATCAGCTCCGCCACCCGCTCCACCACCACCGTCACCATCACCACCTCCTCGGCCCACAACCTGAGCAGCAGCACGTTGGTGAGCATGGGCGGGGTGAGCGGCACGGTGGACCCCACCGGCAACCGCCTAGTCACCGTCACTGGGGCCTCCACCTTCACCTTCACGATTGCGGGTGCGACTGGCAGTGAGACTTATTCTTTGAGCAGCGCCACCGTAGCGGCGCCCAAACTATCAGCCACTGCGACCAC